GCAAAATCAGAAGTTCCTCTGGCACTTTCTAAGGCTTTTTGACCAATAATTGCCGCTCTATCATACCCACCCTCCTTGGCCTTAATTGCAAAAAATGTTTTAAGCTCATCCCATGTTGGATTTTGAGACATCGGAGTTTGAGTTGGCTTAGTTGTTGGTATTAATCGTTTATTAGTGTTGGACGCAATTACATTATTCGTTTTAACGCGACTGGGTGTTGGTGTAGTTACAATTCCTTGATAAACATATTGATTGTCTCGAGGACTGTTTCTAATTAATCCCGCAGCTTGGGCTTGTCTGTTTTGGGTGATTAGTTGATTATTTTTAGCTTGTTGATCGGATAGTGTCTCAAATTTAGATACCTGAGGTCCATTATAATAATAAGACGCATCATTAACCGCTCCAACAACTGGATTTGCCACCTGCTTAAATATGTCAATTACACGGTCAAGCGCGGATGTTTTTTGATTGTAAGCCATATTAGGCAATACTTCCTAAATTTTTAATTCTAGTAATTGGTTTTCTAATTTTTGTACTAATCTTATTAGCACTGGGAGTATATGTTTTTGTAGTTGTTTTGGGCATTTTTGCACTTATCTTAGCATATGTTGAAGTACTAAGTGGTGCTATTTTTAATTTTGTTGGTTTTATTGACACTCCTTTAGAAGAACTACTTTTAAAAGATGGAACTGTAAATTTAGCCAAACTTGTTTTTTTAGTATTACCAGAAGCCATTTTGAATGATTTTGTCTTATTGTCCCAAGTAATATTTTTAAGAGTGTTGGCTGTATTTTTATCTATTATGCCCTCATCTTCTAATTTGCCTATTAAAGTATCGGTAAGTAATGACTTACGAGTTCCTTCTGATATTATACGATAAGAGGCAAGTGTATTTAATAATTCTTCGCCTGACAAATCGGCAATCCCATTTTTAATTTCTTCTAACTGAATATCGTCTGATAATCCCGTTTTAATATCGTAGGTTGCTTCTTCCATATCTATATTTAATCTTTTCATTTCTGATTGGACATAGTCAGGATCAACATCTCTTGATGTAATAATTTTATCAATATATTTATACTCAGCCGATCTTTTAAGTAGTTTTTGACTGGTTGGTGATAGCTTTTTAGCTTCTTCATCGTCTATTTCTGGTTTTATAGTTTTAACAGTTCCAGAAGCCTCATCCCAATAAATATATTTACCGTTTATGGCTTTTGGATCATGATCGATAACCACTTGGTTTCTAGCAATATCTTCTGTTAAATCTGTTTGTTTTTTATCTATTTTTCCTTGAACAACTTTTGTACTTACTAATCCTTTTTTAGCCTGCTGTTCGGCTTGAGTTTTCCTTTGATTGATAATTTTATTTTGATTAGAACGCGCGATCATTAAGTCTAAAATCCCCTGCTGTTTTTTATTAATAGGACTTGTTTTAATGGGCGACACAGCATTAAAAAATCTATTTTTATTCTCAATTGGCTGACCATAATCATCTAATCTTTGAGGGACACTAGTTGAAAGTCCTGGTATGCCTGATTGAATATTTTGCATTACTCTCGTGAGTAAGTCAGCGCCTGCTTCTGGTGATCTTTGATATTTATCAATAATTCTGGTTATCCATCCTTGTAAAGCCCTAAATGGAACTAATTGAGAGGGGTAATTAGATATAAGGCTTGGAAGAGCCGTGACATCACCATTAGTTAAATTTGAAAAATCTGAAAGGTTTTTAAAATATGTTTGGTCTGCAATATATTTCATTGTTCCAGCCATTGCAGTCATAATTAATTCTACTTTATCTTCACTAATTTTATTATCCTTCCATGCTTGATAAACAGCTGCCACCATCCCTAATTGAAAACCAATTAAAGGATGAAGTTTAGAAAACTGAACAGATTGTTGACCATTGGGAGTATCAATAGTAATTGACCACGGCAAAATGCCAGCCGCACGTTGCGCCTTACGTTTTGATGCGTCAGTTGGTTCCCATGCGTGGATTCTGTCTCCTATTGCGAAAACGGTTCCAATTAAGGTAACAACACCCCCCATAATCATTTTTGAAACAGCAGAAATAGTATCTTTATTATTAATCAAATTAACTGATCCGAGAACTGGATTTGCTTCAATTCCTGCTTTAGCTAAGTTTGTACCAATATTAATAAAAGGAAATGACATCTTAGCTACTATTCTAAACAAGGGATTTTTTGAATAGGTAGCATTTTTAATCCACATTCCTCCAGCTCCAAGAGCATTTGTTAAAATTCCTTCTTTAGGTTGGTCTAATGGAGCTCTAAAAAGCAACGCCTCTGCTTCTTTATCTATTTTAGATGCAATATTTGTTGTTTTTATTCCTTTAGCTTGTCTATATTTGTATGCCGATTCTAGTCCTGAAGATGTAAGAGTTTTAAAAAATTGATCCATCCCTTCAAGTGCTAACATTACAGAATCAAAAGATTTTTCTATTCCCTGTTTTAGTCCTTGACCAGTATATAGAGAAACAGATCTAACGTCTGGATTTTCATTCATTTTCGTATTTTGAAAAGTATCAAGTAGTTTTTGATAAGCATCAGTGAAGGCTTGTTTATTATAATAACCTTTAGCATAAGCCAAACCCTCTCCTGTAAATCTAGTGCGTACTCTTTTTCCTCCAGAAAGTCCCGTTAGGAAAGAATCTATAGTTCCTTCAATTGTCTTTTGAATAGGTGTTAAAAGACCAGTTCCTTGCCAGTTTGAGCTAATATTTATTAAATGAGTATTAGGACTAGATAGCATTGAGCTGTAACGTAATTTGTCCAAAAATTCTCCCGTAGTTGGCTTAACAAATGTTCTATAAAATTCTGTTACCTGTTCTTTATTGTTCCAATCAACGTTTTTTGATGCATTAAGTATTTTATCCTCATCATCAACTACATTAAGGATTTTATTAATAAGATATGTTTTAAGTTTTCCCTCAGAAGATACAGGGTCAACATTAATACTACGTTTTTGCAAAAGCCGCGCCGTATTTTCTCCAAATGCTTTGTCTGCTTTTATGGCTTGAATAAACTCTTGATCTACCGTTCCAGACTCAGCCATTTGAGCGATTTTTTGTCTTAATCTAAGTTGACTTGCCGCCAATTCCTCTGTTTTTTGTCTTCCAATGGTTTTAATTAAATCATCTGATGTTGTTTTAGCTGTTTGAATAACTTCTGCATCTGTAAGAGGTTTTCCTACAATCGCCTCAATTTCTGGTTTTATTGTATTTAATTCATCTACTATTCTTTTTTTGCCCTCGGCGGATATATTCATTCTTTCAATATTATAGAAAGGATCTTGGGGATTAAGAGGTGTATAATTTAAAGGTTTATTTTTATTATTTAACTCATCCAACATTCTTTGTTTTTCTTCTGGAGAAAAAACTACATTTTTAGTATTAACAGTATTTGTTTTTGGTGTTTCTCCCCCTAATAATTTAGAAGCTGAGTTCTTAAAATTTTGAGTAATCTTATTTGCAGGAAGAATTTCTTCTTGAGGGGAAGCCATATTAATAGTTTTAGGAGCATTTGGAATCTGCATTTGACTTACCACCTTTATTTTTGCTGGATTTGAATAATCTCCACCTTCTGATATAGAGGCTTGTTGTTTAATATAATTCCTTACTTTTTGTCCTTGAACATTAATGTCTTGATCTGTAAATCCAAGATCTTTCAAAAATGATCTATATTCAGCATCAAGTCTAGATGGAGTTTTTTGGGCAGTTATATATAAAGCTTTATCTACATCGTTGGCAAATTCAGGAATAAAAGCTTTTGATCCGTAATTATATCTTGGTTTTGCTTTTGCTAAATTAGATGGTAATTGAGCAGACATATTTATTTCAGTTGTTGCTGGTAATTCTGAAACTATATTCTTAGACGAAATTATCATCTTCTTTTCTGGAATTTTAATATAGCCACCTTCTGGATTGCGTTTTGTTATATCTATCATATTAGAAATATATGGCTCAACTCCTTGTTTGATTCCTACATCTAGTAATTGTCCTCCTCCTCTTATTCCACCTTCCATAACTCCACCTAAAACAGCATTTTTAAAAATATTATATGCTCTCTCTTTCCAATCCTTAGCTTCTTCTAGCGCTCCATATGTGCCCATCCCAATCGCCCCAGAAATTGTTTTTTCACCCACTTGTTTTATAAACCTATCAAATCCCAATTTAAGAAACTTATCCCTCATCATTTTATCAGTCGCATTATTGGCTAAATTGACATATGTATTAATAGATTGCATACCAGAGGGATTTAATTTGCTTAACACGGGCTTTAAAATTGTACTTGTTAATTTTGACAATGGACCTAGTTTGGTTTGAAACTCAAAACCTTGACGATAGCTAGAGTATAAATCTTTATCAATGGGTTGTTTATTAACAATATTTTCTACAGCTTTCATTATCGCCCCTATTCCCCCACCAACAACAGGTTCAATAGGATTTATGGCTCCCAATCCTCCCATAACATTTCCAAAATCTTCTATCTTCGGTTTACCATAAACAGATGGATGTTTTATCTTTATATAAGATTGTACTCCTTTTTGTAAAGCCTCAGCTTGTGGAGCGGCTACATATTTTACATACTCAGAAACTACTGGTATTTTTGGAATCGTGAAGGTTTTTTGCATATAAGGAATCTCCTGAGATGGAGCTTGACTACTCCATTTTACTATTAGATTGTGAGGATTTTGTTGGGCAAAGTTACTAATCGATTGTTGCGCGGATTTTATTGGTGTAAATTTACCCCGTTGAAATAGACCCTGATTATCATTAAGATTGTTTTGGGTATCATTTCTCAAGCCAGAAATTGCTCCCCTAATTTTGTCTAATAAACTAGCCATTAGATGAATATAAATTTTTAATTGCACTGATAAATTCACTCGGTGTAGCGTTTGGTACTACCTTCTTATAAACAGACCAATAATAATTTGATGGTAGAGATTTTTGTTGAAACATATCTGCCAAAAACTGATTAATATACATTTCTCTTTCTTGTGGTGTTTTGAAATTAATACCTTTCCATTTCTTAATATATGTATCTACTTGTTTTTTATCAACTGGTTTAGATTTAGTATTAACCAAATTAGTTGAAGTCTTATTCATTTCTTGCGTTACAATATTATCAAAATCTTGATCTGAAACAGTAGGGGCACTGGGAACCTTAGTGTCGGATACTACAGGAGCCATTTGTTTATCGGTTTGACCTAAAATATTGTTTACTAAGACATTAGGTCTACCCGCTTTATAATTGGCTACCCTTATTTCACTTACTATTGGTTCGGCAATTGGCTCAACGTAAGGATTCATCAAGATAGGATTTGATAAATCATGTAATCCCTCAAACGCGCCCCTTTTTTTGACATCCTCAACCACTCTTCCTGCCCATTGTATAGGTGTATTGTCTTTATTAAAAAATGGATTTTCCTTATTATATTGCACTCTTTCTTTATACGTATCAACGGTTTTAGGTATTTTAAGAAGGGTTTGTGTTTGTTGTGGATTTTTTATTGCCCATTCTTGAATGCCTTGTTGGGCAAATTTAACAAAGTTTTTGATAATAGGAGATTGTTTTTCTTGAAGATCGTTTACCTGATAATTAAGACTTTTGGTCTTTGTTTGAGTACCTGGATTACTAGGATTCCCAGTCACAGTAGTAGTTGCTTGTTTAATGAAGCTTGCTACGGGAGAAGTAATTTGGGTAATGTTTTTACCCACATCAGAAGCAGTATTTGATAAGTTAGAACGAAATTGATTTAAAGCCTGATCTAAAGCGTTTGACATTTTTCATTTCTTACTGTGATACTAAACCTTGTAATTCGTCAAGAGTTTTTGTTTTTGTCGTATATGGAACTGTGGTTGTTGGTGTTGATGTACCTACCCCTGATAAAGATACTCCATAACTATCAAGAACTGCTTTAATTTCAGCTGGAGTAAACGCACGACCAGCAACTGTTTGCATATTATTTAACGCAGTTGTTGCAAGTTGTTGTCTAAATTGAGTTGCTTGATTTGCAATTTCTCTTGCACTGGCGATTGTTGATTGAATAGCTTGTAGTCTTGAGTTGGCTTTATTTGTTCCAATATCTGCCTTAGCAACGGCAATTTGATTAAGTCTATCTTGTAAATCTTTTTTAAGTGCAGTTACCGCCTCATTCTTATATTGATCTAAATCATCCATCTTTTTTTGAGTATAGGTTTTAATCTTGCCAAACTCATTCGCAAATTGTTGGTTTACATTAATACCTTCTTGGTTAATTCCACCTTGCTGTCTGTAATATTCTTGTGCCGCT